AAAGTGAGAACATTTTTAATGCCCTCACTTTGAATAAAAAAAAGATAAAAAAATAGCCTAGCAAAATTAATTACTAGGCTATCTATATTATTTAGTTAAGCTACCTTAAAAGCTACAGTCTTTTTATTAGATGTTGTCATTAACTTTTTATTATTAGACATTAGATGTTTAATAATTAAGTTAGCCAACTCAGCATCATTTAATTGATAATCTTTTTTAATCATATCAATATGTAACTGAATAGCTTGTTCCACCGTTTCAACATTTGAAGTGTCAATTGAATTGACGGTTTCATCTTTACTAGTCTTTTTATCATTAGACTTGTTAGCACTAGCTTTATTATCACTAGTATTCTTTACTTTCTTTTTACCGTCTAATTCAAAGTTAGCATCAATATAGTTAATAGTACTTTGTAAGCCTGATATAACGTAACCGTCATTTAGAATTTTAGCTAACGGTATTTTACGTTCATATAACTTGCCCATCAAAGACTTCATTTGTTTACCAACAAATGGTGTTTTAAAACTAGTTAAGAAAGGGTTTAATGAATGCATTAATTCTTTTCTAGTGTATTCTACACCACCAATAGTCTTAACGTGGTTTTTATCCTTATACATTTGACTAGTAATAAAACTAGCATACGCAACATTCATAAAACTACCATTCTCTAACATAAACATATACTTGTTGTTTATATCTATTAGTGCATCTATTACTATTGATACATCATTATTTAAATTTACTAATGAAATATCTTTTGTATTTAATACAACATTAGTTTTTAACTCAGTAACTGTAGGTGTTACAAATCCCTTAATAATATTTAACATAACAAATCCTTGTTATTAGATGAAAGGCTTAATTGCCAATCAATAAGGTCATTAGAACATAAAACTAAAATAGAGTCAATAAAATAATGATAATTGTTTAAATATGGGTGTATATATAGAGTTTAGTGGGTGTATGTTATGCACCAACATTGCGTAAAAGTGTCAATTCAATTGACGGTTTGTTATAAACAGCAATAAAAAGGCAATTGATATACTAACACTTGCCCTTTAACCCCAATAATACGTCTATTTAGCACTAAATATGTCTAAAAAACGCTAGTTTTACAGCACCTTGACCATCTATCGGCTCATACACACCCTATGCCACTGCCACCACCACCGTATACGTTACGTATATGTACAGTGCAACAGATTAGGAAAATTCATTGTAAACCACAAAGGCAAGTGATAACACTAAAAGTAAAGTATTTTAATTTTTTTCTTGACATATATCTAAAAATCGGATATAATTATATATAACTAGAACACAAACAGTGTAACACTTTAAATGTTTAATATATTAAGTTATAAAAAACACTATATATGTACATATTAAGTGATTTGTAATAAATATTACTCCTACGTACAATTAAATCTTGACAAATATGAAAAAATCAGTAAAACTATATACAGATAACGTGTTAGATGCATTTTATAATGCTATACGTACTAATTCCTTAGACCGATTGCATATTCCTCATAGTGATGTCTTCTACGTGCGACAGGCTGTTGAAGCCCATTACGGTAGAAAGTTTACTTTGAAGCATGTAGAGGAAGCAATGAGGGCTGAAGGGTGGAAAGAAAGGGATGAATAATGGATTTTACATTAGAAAGTGCTTTATTATTTATATCAAAGACAAAACCTAAATCAGAAGAGGACTTTGAAAATAGAAAAGCAGCACAAAAAGTAATTAGAGACTCTGGTTTAGATAATAAAGAGCTTAATAGAATACGAAAAAAAGTACTTGCAGAAGATAAAGCCGATAAAAAAATGATTAGATACCAACAAATGAAACCTGCACAGCAGGATATGGTTGATAATATGGGTAAAATGGGTATTGGTATGAAAAAGAACAAGGGTGGAACTATTCTTAAAAAGAATAAAGAGAAAATGTCCTATGGTGGTATGTCAGGTGGTAAGAAACATATGTATGTAGCAGGTGGTAGTGTTACAGATAATCCCGGATTAAAGGCATTACGTGCTAGTGGTCCTAAAGGAATGGAAGCATACAATAAAATTACAGGGAGTAAGTAATGGCTATATATCCAGTATCTATTAAAGGTCAAAACACATTATATATAAGGGCAACAAAAGCAGAGATTACAGGAGAAATGAGAAGGTTAGGTGTTAAAAACTTTACCATTCAAAATGCTGTACCTAAAAATATGTTATCTAAAATTAACATAACCTCTCTTCTTAATGTTAAAAAATTAGCACCCTTTGTTAAAGGAAAAGGATTAGGTAAAGGAGCGAGTGGTCCTAACAATCCCGGAATGAAACCTGATCTTGAAGCACAAAGTAAACTAAAGAAAAAAGAACCAACTAAGAAAAAAGAACAGTCTAACAAACGTGGTGGTTCAGGTAATCAAACTAAAAAATTAGGTGGTGCTACTAAACCTGTAAATAAAAAGACAGTAGGTAATAAACAAAAACTTAATCAAAAGATAAGTGAACTTGCAAAGAAAGTTAAAAGCAAAGCACCTAATGTAAGTATGTCAAAGATAACAGATACTATAAGAGGTGTAATAAGAAAAAGACCTTTAACTTCTGTAGGTGTAGCTGCGTTAGCTGGTGCTACAGTAGCTACAATTTTAAAGAAACTAGGACCTGCTGCTTATTTAACACCTACAAAGGTTGGAGATGCTACATTAACAGGTAATAAATCAAAAGTTATAGGCACAAAAGGTGGTCAAAAAGATAAAACAAAAGAAAAAGGTTCTAGACCTAAATCAAGAATTACTAAACCTTCAGGTATAGGAGTAACTATTATAACACCTGTATCAAAACCAAAAAGAGACAATGGTAAAAGTAAAAAGAAAACAGATAAGGGTGGTAGTGGTATGATGCTTTCTCTTATAGTCGGTGGTAAAGGAACTACTGCAGATCGTATGAAAGAAATTAAAGCAGAAAAAACACTAGAAAAGAAATTAGGTAGAAGACCTAGTAAAAAAGAACTAGTATCCTATCTTAAAAAGAACTAATGGCTTACGTACGTAATTATAGAAAAGAATACGATAATTATCACAGTAGACCTGAACAGATAAAACGAAGAGACAGTAGAAATGCTGCACGTAATTCTATGAAGAAGCGTGGAGTTAATGTAGCAGGTAAAGATGTTACACATAAAAATGGTAATCCACGAGATAATAGATTTAGTAATCTAGGTATCTCATCTGTAAGAAGAAACCGATCCTTTGCACGAACAAAAACTGCAGGTAAGGTTCGATCAAGGGCTTAATAGGAGAAATTAATATGCCAATGCATAAAGGTAAAAAGAAAAAAGGTATGGCTAAAGGTGGTGCTATGAAAACCAAAATGATGTATGGTGGAATGGGCAAGAAGAAAAAAGCTATGGCTAGAGGTGGAGCTGTAAGACGTAAGTAAATGCCGTATCTCATAAGTAACGTACCCCATTTTCATTGTTGGGTACGGAAAGAGTTTACGTCTAACCATTCGCAGTATCACGGAGAGTTTTTACATGCGATGGTATTTGCAGTTAATACAATACCTGACAGGTCATTAAGTTTTCAACTTGTATTTACAGGTTGTGAAGCAGACTTTGAAGATGGACCTGAAACAAATATACATGGTGGAGCTATGTGGGCTAGAATGCCAATACAGGCACTTGTAGCTGATATACCACTAGATGAATGGTCAGAACCTATGGAAGACCATTTAGCACAACCTTGGGATTGTGAGTCTAGAAATCACAGTGTAGTCGTGATGGATAGAGTAAGCTCAAGCCCTTGGCTTTGTAAGATTGGAGGAGAATTTTACAGAGGTAAATATTTATTTACAGTTGACTACACAGATAGCGACATAGCAGATGATCCTGCTCAACATAAACAGTCGCATGTGTTATACCTGCTAGATGCAGGAAAGTGGACAGGTAATCTTGTTGCTTTGCCTAATAACAGAGTCCGTGCTACAAGTCCTGCTTTATGGGCAACTGGAGAAGGAGCACCTGACTTTACACCGTCACAGTGGACACACTCAGCAGAAAGTCACGAAAGCTACCTAGACCCTAGCACAACTTTTGATAACTTATATAATGACAACAGCAAAAAACAAAAAAAGAAAAGACCCTAAAGTTGGAACAGGCAAAAAACCCAAAGGAAGTGGTAGACGTTTATACACGGATGAAAACCCTAAAGACACGGTTAGCATCAAATTTGCAACAGTATCTGACGCAAGAGCAACAGTTGCTAAGGTTAAAAAAATTAATAAACCTTACGCAAGAAAAATACAAATCCTCACAGTCGCAGAGCAAAGAGCAAAAGTGATGGGCAAGACAGAAGTCGCTGCCATATTTAAAAAAGCAAAAGAAAGTTTAAAGAGAGCACATGACAGCAAAAGCAAAAAAAGTAGTAAAAAAAGTAGCTAGTAAATTAAAAAAAGCTAGTAAGGCACACGCAGGTCAAGCAAAGTCTTTATCTGCACTTAAATTAAATAAAGGCAGTTCTGTTAATAAAGCAGGTAACTATACTAAACCTACAATGCGTAAAAGACTATTTAATTCTATTAAAGCAGGTAGTAAAGGTGGTAATCCGGGTCAATGGTCTGCTAGAAAAGCACAGTTACTTGCAGCAAGATATAAAAAATCAGGTGGAGGTTATACCTAATGTCTGACTATATGCCTGAAGAAATACAAGAAATAGAAGACCTACAGAAAATAAATGTAGCAGTCGAAGAACCAAGACAACCATTTAAATCATTTTATGACTGGTTAGAAAGCATAACTTCAAAGGAGAAGGGGAAAAGTTTTTTTGACTGGTTAAATTAAACTTTAGAAAGACCCCACATGATTGACCCACTAACCCTTTCTGCAGCCGTTACAGGTGCAACTACAGCCTATAATGCTATTAAAAAAGCTATATCGGTAGGTAAAGAAATAGAAGATATGTCGTCTGAATTAGGCAGATGGATGTCGGCTGTAAGTGACGTAGACAACGTACATAGAAATGCAAATAGCCCATCTACTTTTGACAAGTTATTTAATGGGTCTATTGAGCAAGTAGCAATAGAAAGTTTTTCAGCTAAAAAAAAGTTAGCAAAACAAAGAGAAGAATTAAGAAATTTTTTGATAGGAAACTACGGATTACAAGCGTGGGATGACTTAATCAAAGAAGAAGGTAGGATACGTAAAGCTAGACAGGAAGCTATCTACGCTAAAGAAGAACAACAACGTATGATAAGAGACTATACCATTATGGGAATAGCTTCTTTAGTAGGTGTAAGTGCTTTAGGTTGGATGATATGGTTAATCAGCGTTTCTGTCTAATAGTTCTTATTGTTATAGTTTTTTGTATTTTGTTTTCAATTGTAGCTTTTACAAAAGATGACAAAGAAAAAATGACAACTTGCAGATTAGCAAGTCAGATACTAGGAAATAATCAAAGAGTGTGTGTCTTTGTAGGTGCAAACAATACACAGTATAGAGAGTATGTGCCTTACGATGCAGGTGAATGTCCTAGACAATATGAGTGTCCTTATAGACCAAATGAAAAACCGTTTGATATTAAAAGCGTAGTTAGAAGTATAAAGGAACAATTTAAATAATGGCATTAGCAAAATCACAACGATCATTAAAAGCATGGAGTAAACAAAAATGGAGAACGAAATCTGGAAAGCCCTCATCGAAAACTGGAGAAAGATACTTACCAGAGAAAGCAATAAAAGCATTAACTCCACAGGAATACGCAGCAACAACAAAGGCAAAGAGAAAAGGCAAGAAAGCAGGTAAACAGTTTACTAAACAGCCAAAAACTATTGCAAAAAAAGTAAGACAGTATAGAAAATTTGCTTGACAGTTGACGTTGTATATGGTATTATATGTTATGGATGCTAGTAGTTTTACTACAAGGAACAGAGATTAAAGAAAATGTCTACTTCAATGATTTGGATACGTGCCTTGAATATGCACAAAAAATGCGACAACAGGACATACATCAACGACAGGCAGGAGACAAAATCTTTCTCAAGGTTTATTGCATACCTAAAGAAAGTGAGTAGAAAATGTGGATACCCGTTATAACAATCCTATGGTCATTAGGAGAAACATCAGCATTTGTTAATTTTCCAATGGTAAACTTTCCGTTTACATCAGAAAGCAGATGCTATGAATATGTAAATCAAGTTAGAAACAGCATAATGCAAGACCCACAATATATAGAGGGTTATAGTGTGTGCGTAGAGATACCTAGCAAAGGAGAACCAACATGATTGATTGGGATAAAATTAAATTTGAAATGTGGAATAAACGATTTGGCGAAGGAACAAACTTTGATTTAGACTATGGCAAATTGCTTATTATAGCTTTGCTTGTTTATCATATATTCTTCCAAGGTTAAGTATGGCAGCTAAAGTTGATAAAGCAAAAATGCCTTGTAATAAACCAAGGCGAACACCTGATCATCCTACTAAATCGCATATAGTTAAAGCATGTGAAGGTGGTAAAGAAAAAATAATACGTTTTGGTCAACAAGGCAAAAAAGTTGGTGAACTAAAAGGAACAGCAGGTAAACCTAAAAAAGGTGAGTCTGCTCGAATGAAAGCAAAACGTAAATCATTTAAAGCTAGACATGCTAAAAATATTGCTAAAGGTAAAATGTCAGCAGCATATTGGGCAGATAAAGTAAAATGGTAAGGTTATTTTTTATTATACCTTTATTAGTAGCATGTTCATATTTACCTGAACCTTTAAATGATCCACAAATATCTACACTAGGTAAAAAATGTAACGAAGAAACTTGGAGTTATATTTGGATTAATAAAAAAGGTCAGAACTTAACAGCATCTGAAGAGAATTGTAAAATACCAATTAAAAAGGAGTAATATGTTAGGATTAAGTTCACTATTAAGTCCTATTGCTAATATAGCAGGAACTTATATACAGGGCAAAATGGATAAACAAAAAGCCGAGACAGAAGTAAAGGTTGCTCGTGCTAAAGCAGAAGCTAAAGTCTATGAGACTGAAGCTACATCAAGTATGTTAATGGAGCAGAACCTTACTAATCAAATGGCAGGTTCTTGGAAGGATGAGTTTTGGACAATTATTTTTGGTGGCATTCTTGTAGCATGTTTCTTGCCTTGGAGTCAGCCGTATGTAGCAGAGGGTTTTACCTTCCTAAACGAAAATACACCACCTTGGTTTAGTACATGTTTGTATATATGTATAGGCAGTAGTTTTGGATATAGGTTTGGTAAGACAGGTATGCAGTTAATGGGAAAAAATAAATGACTTGTGCATGTGGAAAAGAAGACTGCAAATGCAGTTCAAATGATTTAATACCTGATAAAATGGGGTATCAAATAAATAAGAGGAGAATGGCTTGGGTATTAATTTATTTAATGGCAATAACAACAATATTAACCCTAGCATTTCCAGACAGACTTGCAGAAGCAGAGAGTATACTTATGACTCAGTACATTTCTATGTGTGGATTAGTCGGAGCATACTTTGGTTTTAGTGCTTTAAGTGGCAAGAAGTGATTGAAGCAAATGGGTGGGATAACCACGAAGATACGTTTGAAGAAACATTAAGAAGAGAGTTATTAGCAGCAAGAGGAACAATATTTTTATTGCAAGAAGATATAAAACAATTAACAGAAGCATATTATAAAGTGCTAAAAGAAAATGAAAAACTAAAAAGGACACATTAATGGAAACATTTACAGATAGACTAAGAGAGGAACTAAAAATAGATGAAGGATGCAAATACGAAATATATCTGGACCACCTTGGCTTACCTACGTTTGGTATCGGACATCTCGTTACTGACAAAGACCCAGAGTACAAAAAAGAAGTGGGAACATTGGTGGATGAACTCAGGGTTAACGAAGTATTTGAACAAGACGTATATATCACGATAGGTGAGTGTAAAAAATTGTTTGAAGATTGGGATAGCCTTCCTGAAGAAGTAAGATTAATTTTAGCTAATATGATGTTTAATATGGGCAGACCTAGATTATCTAAATTTAAAAAAATGATACAGGCTATTCACGATGGTAATTGGTTAGAAGCAGGTTATCAAATGAAAGACAGTAGATGGTACAAACAAGTAACAAATCGAGCAGACAGGCTTATATCACGGATGCAGGGAGTAGGCTTGAGTTAATAAAACAAGAGCAAAGAAAGAAACATATTAAAAATTTAATAGAGCTCTTTAAACCTAAAGAAAGAAAGTTTATAAAACATGGCTAGAAAATTAACAGAGAGACAGCAAAAATTTATTGATGCTTTATTTGCAGATGCAAATGGTAACATTAAAGATGCTAAAATTATTGCAGGGTATTCAACTAATACTAATAACAATGAAATTATTGCATCATTAAAAGATGAGATACTAGATGCTACACAAACTTATATGGCAGGAAACGCTCCTAAGGCTGCTGTGGCTATGGTAACAGGTATAGATGACCCTACACAGCTAGGCATACGTGATAAAATGTCTGCGGCTAAAGAATTACTAGATAGGACAGGTTTAATAAAAACAGAGAAGGTACAAGTAGAAGCATCAGGTGGTGTTATGCTTATGCCTACAAAAAAACCTGCAGAGGATGATGACTAGAAGTTTAGGTAAGTGGAAGTTACCACAACCAACAGATATAAAAGAAGAGAATGAATGGATTTCAATACCAAGAATTGCAAGAACAATTCCTTTTGGTTACGTTAAAGATGAAAACGATCCATACATATTAAATCCTGTAGAAAAAGAATTAGATAAATTAGAAATAGCAAGAATTTATATAAAGCAATATTCTTATAGGGAAGTAGCTAATTGGCTTACAACACAAACAGGCAGGTATATATCACACGTAGGATTAAGAAAAAGATTACAGCATGAGCAGAAACGTAAGAACAAGATTAGAAGCCTACGCAAGTGGGCAGAGTATGCAGAAAAGGCGATCTCCAAAGCGAAAGAAATCGAAGAAACTAGAACAGGAGCAAAAGCCTACGCTAACGGATAACATAGTAGAAGAAGTAGAACCTGTTATTACTGAAGAAAGAAACGTAGTATTTGCACCAAATGAAGGACCTCAAACAGAGTTTCTTGCTGCATCAGAAAGAGAAGTTTTATACGGTGGTTCAGCAGGTGGTGGTAAATCGTTTGCTATGTTAGCAGACCCTTTAAGATATATGGGTCATCCACAATTTAGTGGATTATTACTTAGACATACTACAGAAGAACTTAGAGAACTTATATTTAAATCTCAAGAATTATATCCTAAAGTATGGAAGGGTATAAAGTGGTATGAAAGAAAGATGCAATGGGTAGCACCGTCAGGTGCAAGACTTTGGATGTCTTATCTTGATAGAGATGAAGATGTTATGAGATATCAAGGTTTAGCATTTAGTTGGATAGGCTTTGATGAATTAACACAATGGGGTAGTCCTTTTGCTTGGAACTATATGCGTTCACGTCTACGTTCTACAGCACCTGACTTACCAATCTTTATGAGAGCAACAACTAACCCGGGTGGCATAGGACATCATTGGGTTAAAAAAATGTTTATAGACCAAGCACCTTATGGAAATGCATTTGACGCAACAGATATTGAAACAGGAGAAATTCTTAAATACCCTGCAGGACATAGAAAAGCAGGAAAATCCTTATTTAAACGGAGATTTATTCCTGCAAGATTATCTGATAATCCATACCTCTCAGAAAGTGGAGACTATGAAGCAATGCTACTTTCCCTTCCTGAACAACAGAGAAGACAACTCTTGGAGGGTGATTGGGATATTAAAGAAGGTGCAGCGTTTACTGAGTTTAACAGGGATATACACGTTGTTGAGCCTTACAGCATACCTAATAATTGGGTTAAGTTCCGTGCTTGTGACTATGGTTACGGCAGTTATTCAGGGGTTGTTTGGTTTGCTGTCTCACCTGCTGAACAGCTTGTTGTCTATCGTGAACTTTATGTATCAAAAGTACTTGCAACAGACTTAGCAGATATGGTTCTAGATTTAGAATCAGGTGATGGTAATATGAAGTATGGAGTATTAGACTCTAGTTTATGGCACAAAAGAGGTGATACAGGTCCTTCACTTGCAGAACAAATGATTACACGAGGTTGTAGATGGAGACCATCAGATAGAAGTAAGGGTTCTCGTGTAGCAGGTAAAAACGAATTACATAGGAGATTACAGGTAGATGAATTTACAGAAGAACCAAGATTAGTGTTTTTTAATAACTGTACAAATTTAATATCACAGATACCTGCAATACCATTAGATAAGAAAAATCCTGAAGATGTTGATACTAAATCTGAAGACCACTTATATGATGCATTAAGATACGGCATTATGTCAAGACCTAGATTTAGTATATTTGATTATGATCCTATGGGCACACCTTCAAGTAGTATGCCTGTAGCTGATGCAACATTTGGATATTAAGGAAACAATATGGCTGAAGAAGACATTATGATTGAAGACGATGCTATTGCTTTAGAGGATGGAGAATCATACGAAGAAGATGGTTCTGGTATTATACCCTTTATAATGGAAAAGTATCATCGTGCAGACAAGTATAGAGAAAACGATGAAACAAGATGGTTACGTTCCTATAAAAATTATAGGGGTATCTACGGCACAGATGTTCAATTTACTGAAGCAGAAAAATCTAGAGTATTTATAAAAGTAACAAAAACAAAAACTCTTGCTGCTTATGGTTCAATTGTAGATGTTTTATTTGCTAGTAATAAATTTCCATTAAGTATTGAACCTACAGAATTACCTGAAGGGGTTGTAGCAGATGTACACTTTGATCCAAAAGAACCTGAAGAACTGCGTACTAATATGGATATGGAGTCACCATATGGTTTTGCAGGAGATGGTAAAGATTTACCTGCAGGTGCAACAGAAACTAGTTTAAAAGAAAAACTAGGACCTTTAAAAAATAAGCTATCAGATATAGATAATTTAAAAGAGGGTGCAGGTACAACACCAACATCTGTTACTTTTAGTCCTGCTATGATTGCAGCAAAAAGTATGGAAAAGAAAATACACGATCAATTACAAGAGTCAGGTGCTAATAAACATTTAAGAAGCACAGCGTTTGAAATGGCATTGTTTGGTACAGGTGTAATGAAAGGACCTTTTGCTGTAGATAAAGAGTATCCTAATTGGAATGATGAAGGTGATTATAGCCCTATATTTAAAACTGTGCCACAAGTAAATCACGTATCTGTATGGAACTTTTATCCTGACCCTGATGCAAACAGTATGGATGAAGCAACATATGTAATTGAAAGACATAAAATGTCTAGAAGTCAGCTACGTAGTTTAAAACGTAGACCTCATTTTAGAGATAGTGTTATTGAAGAAGCCATAGAAGATGGTGAAAATTATGTAAAAGAATCTTGGGAAGATGATTTATCTGATTATGCACCTGAATATGGTATAGAAAGATATCAAGTTCTTGAGTATTGGGGTATGTGTGATACTGATATGTTAAGAGAACAAAATGTTGAAATACCAAAAGAACTACAAGACTTCGATGAACTACAGATAAATGCATGGATATGTAATGGTAAACTTCTTAGAATGGTACTTAATCCATTTAAACCTGCTAAGATACCTTATGTAGCTGCACCATATGAGCTTAATCCTTATTCATTCTTTGGTGTAGGTATTGCAGAAAATATGGATGATACACAAACTTTAATGAATGGCTTTATGAGAATGGCTGTAGATAATGCTGTATTGTCAGGTAATATGCTAATAGAAGTAGATGAAACAAATCTAGTTCCGGGACAAGACTTGTCTGTATATCCGGGTAAAATATTTAGAAGACAGGGTGGTGCTCCGGGTCAAGCTATATTTGGTACAAAGTTTCCAAATGTATCAAATGAAAATTTACAATTATTTGATAAGGCAAGACAACTTGCAGATGAATCAACAGGTCTTCCATCATTTGCACACGGACAAACAGGTGTGACAGGTATAGGTAGAACAGCTAGTGGTATCTCTATGTTAATGAATGCTGCAAGTGGTAGTATAAAAACAGTTATTAAAAATGTAGATGATTATTTATTAAGACCTTTAGGTGAAGGTTTATTTCGTTTTAATATGCAGTTTGATTATGACTCTGAAATAAAAGGTGATTTAGAAGTTAAAGCACGAGGAACAGAAAGTCTAATGGCTAACGAAGTTAGATCACAAAGACTAATGCAATTTTTACAGGTTGCAAGTAATCCTGCTCTTGCACCTTTTGCTAAGTTTCAGTATGTTATAAGAGAGATTGCAAAATCATTAGACCTTGATCCTGAAAAGGTAACAAATAATATGAATGATGCAGCAATACAGGCAGAACTAATGAAGGGTTTCCAACAACCTATGCCACAACAACCACCACAGCAACAAGGACAACCACAACAAGCACCTGCAGGAGCAGACGTAGCCGATCCAACAGGAGCAGGTGGTGGAACAATAGGAACAGGACAAGCACCTATTCCGGGAGAACAAGGATTTACAGGAGTACCTCAGCAAGGTGGACAAACAAATACTCAGCAAACTGAAACCGTTGGTGAACAACAACCACCAATGGGAAGCGTTCAGTAATTATATAGAACAGTTGATAATACAACAACATAAAGCATTAGAACAAACAGATAATAACATTTTAATGTATAGATCGCAAGGTGCTATAGCATCCTTACGTAGACTTAAATTACTAAGAGATGAGGTAAATGGTTAGTCCATCACAGGAACAAATACGTACACAAATAAATAAACTTTTGCCTGAATATGCTCCAAGTGGTAAATTTGCAAGAGGAGAACAAGGTTCTTTTAAAGACTTTGCTAAAGAACAAGCAAAAGGAATGAAGAAAGCAGGTATTGGGGTTGCTGTAGGCACAGCAGCTATACCTTCTGATTTATTAGAATTAAATAAACTTGTAAATGATTTAGCAATAAACTATGGTTCAAAAAACATATCTGCTATTGCAACATCTGTGCAACCACAGATAGATTTTTTACAACAAAAATTTGGTAGAGCTAAATTTGATCAAATGTTAAATTCAATAGGCATACCTTCAAATTCTAGTGATCCTGCACAAATGACAGGAGAAATAATTAGTGGGCTTATTTCAGGTAAAACATTAATTAAAGGATTACAAACAGGAATAAAAAAATCTTTGCCAAAAGAAAAAGTTAGTATTAAACCTAAAAAAGAAGAAGTTAGTATTAAACCTAAAAAAGAAAAATTAAAACCTACAACAACCTATACAAAAAATGTATATCATTTAGGTAAAGGAAAAATAGAAGGAGATAAGTTTAATTTAATGGGCGAGTCTGATTTTGGTATTCATGTAGGCACAAAAGGACAAGCAGATTCTATGAATAAAATGAAGTATGGAGTAGTAGAACCTACAATGAAACCTACTTTACAAGCTGACGGATTTGAAATGAAGGCTGAAGGACAAAGAACTTTTCCTTTAAAAATTGCAGATGATTTAAAACCTGCTCGTATTCCTGATATAGGATTATTTTATCAACCAAATAGATGGATTAGTGATTTAACAGTTGCATCAAATGATAAATCTGCAATGGATTTTATGACACAAACAGCCGAAGCAATGATAGATTTAAAAAGTAGACCTAGAGTAGAATATGAAGGTGTTACATATTTTATGTCTGATGCAGCAAAAGAAATGGATGTAAAAAATTACAATCCAAAATTAAATCAATCTATGGTAAGAGAAGAAATGGATGAACAATTATGGAAAGATTTAGTGCTTAGTTCATTAGAAGAACAAACTAGACGTAAAAAAAATAAAGTTATAAATTTTGAAGATCGTGAAGTGTGGTTTAATAAAATAAAAGAGGTAGCAAACAAAAATGGATATGATTCTTATATATATAAAAATACAAGAGAAGAAGATCAATTAGATTTATTTGCAGATAGCTACATGTTATTAGAACCAGATCAAGTTAAATATAAATTTAGTGAGACAAAAACAAAAGGTGATCCTAGATTAGACAGATACAAAGGTGGTATGATATGAGTTTACAACAACAAATGAGCCTATTTCAAGAAGGTGGATTAGAACAAGACGGTGGAACAGTCGATCCTGTATCAGGCAATAATGTTCCTGTAGGTTCTTCACAAGAAGAAGTTAGAGATGATATACCTGCACAATTAAGTGAAGGCGAGTTTGTCTTTCCTGCAGATGTAGTTAGATACATTGGTTTAGAAAAACTTATGATGATGAGACAGGAAGCCAAAGCAGGTCTTAAACGTATGGAAGAAATGGGTCAGATGGGTAATTCAGAAGAAGCTACAATAC